TCAGGACAAATATCTGGTGGTGCTGCTGCTGTATGGTCTAGTTTCTTGTTGAACAATGGAATTTATCCAGTAGCTGTCACACCATATTCTAACAGTGATCCTTATGTTAATCAATGGGTAACATGTGGTGTTGGTATTGATGTAGATGCATCTCTTGCTGCTGCTGGTTTTAATATTGAATTCCATTGTGATGGTCTGTCCGAAATGGATTTATGGAGACCTGATGGGACTTACATACAAGGTAACGCAACACCACCAAATAATCCTAGTGGAACTCCACAAACCAGTAGTGCAACATTGGTTGTTCCTGCTAGTAATCTACCAGTTACAGGCATGTATCAGTTGAAAGTTAAAGTTAAGAACACTTCTGCTACTAATGGTGATAATTCTTGGAGTAATAATCCTGGTGCTGTTGGATTTGAGGCTAGAAGGGCTGATAATAATGCATTCATGTTTAATTCTAGAGGAGTAGCTACAGGTGGAACAACAACTATGTGGTTGCCTGGAGGTGGTGCTGGTGGAGCAGGTGGAACAGGTAGAGCAGAGGTTTATCAAGGTGGTAGTCTTGTTCAGACTGTTCAGTTCGCTGGTCAAGAAGGAAATACTTTGAATTTAACAGGTGGAGTTGATGTTGTTGTTAATTCAATGATAACTGGTCTTCAAGGTGGTCAAGGAACTTTAACTAATACAGGAGGTGCAGGAGCAAATTCAGTATATGCAGTTGGTGCTGGTGGACCTGGATCTAGATCTTTACTTACTGGTACTCAAACACAGAATGCAGAGTGGACAGTAAACACTGGTGGTTCTTCTGTTTCATATAATATTCCAAGTAATTATCCAGTTTCTAAGGTAACTGCTGAATTAAAAGGTGCTGGAGGTGGATCAGGTGGTACAGGAGACGGTGGTGCTAACTGGTATGCTGGTGATGGTGGAGATGGTAAACATGTTCTTGCAGATATTAATGCAAGTGGTGGAACAACATTATTAATATGGGTTGGACAAAAAGGAACTGCTGGTAGTGGTAGAAATCCAGGTACAGGTGGTTCAGGATTCTCTAGCGGTGGTAACGGCGGTAGCGGTACTGGCGGTGGAGGAGGAGGTGGTGGAGGTGGCTCCACTGCTGTAGGTGTCGGTTCTGGTCCTCTCATCGGTGCTGGTGGTGGAGGTGGTGGAGGTGCTGCTGGAGATGGCACACAACTATCATCTATGAATGGTCAACCAAATGCTAATAATGATTCTTTCCAATTAGTCGCTGGATGCTTCGCTGGTTCTGGTGGTAATGGTAACAACTCCGTCTGTACTGGTGGTGGCGGAGGAGGCGGAGGCGGTGGTGTCGGCTCTGGTGCTGGTATCGGTGGTGGTGGAGGTGCTGGAAACGGATCCAACGCTGTTAAACCAGGTTTCGGTGCTTCTAGAGGACAGTCTGCATTGGTGTCAGGTCAGAGTATTATTAGTGAAGGTGATGCTAATAATGGTGGTGATGTAAATATTGGACAAGAAATAGATGGTACTGATGGTTACGTTAAGATAACAACCAACCAGAATACTACAGAGTATGGACCTGGTGGAGGTGGTGGTGGATCAGGATGTCATCTTGATTTCATGTTAGATAATCTCTCTGGTTCTAGTGTTCCTTCTGGTACATTGTATGTTGGTAATGGTAATGATGATGGTGATGGACGTATTGGATATGGTGTCCTCACTTCTTCTAACCCAACAACAGGTACTAGTCAGACTGTAGGATTATTTGATAGATCTAGTGATGGATGTGATTATGTTGATAGTGGTACTGGTAGTGGAAACAATGGTGGTTTCGTATCTCCAGATACACAAAAATATTTAAGATTCAGAGGAACTCCTCAAGAACGTTGGGCTAGAACTATAACATATAATGCTAGTAGTAGTAATACTGCTGGTACAGTTACAGAAGCGGTACGATTTGAAGTTATACGTGGTAATGATAGTAATGGAGGTGAGTCACCTACTGCACCACTAGAACTATTTGGTAGTAATGATGGTGGTGGTAGTTATATTAAGTTTGGAACTATATCAACCAGTGGTGGTGCTACTACATGGGAAAATGTAGATGTTGCTATTCCTTCTACATACAGAGTTTCTAATTTATTAATGGAAGTAAGACAGAGTAGATCAGCATCAGGTAATGAAGACTTAGATAACTATGGTATTGCTAAGGTATCAATGATACATGCAGAAGGTGAAGTTACAACATATACTACACAGTCAGGTAGATTGGATCTAGGTATAGAATCTATACAAGAAGTTATCGCACCACAGGGTGACCCAGTAAACTCTGCTGGTATCACTGTGAATGATGGTAAATTCACTCTGTCATCTGCTGTTAAGTTAAATGTTACACCCAGTTTGCAACCAGAGGTTGACATTCCACTCGTTACGAGGTATCATTTAGTGAAGTATATGATTCGAGCATATTAAATGGAGTTGGGTAGTGAACATGGATATATTATGGAACCCAGTCAAGCACCAGGTGAATACGATGATTTCATCGGGGTATATCGTAAGTTTGTAAATAAAAAATTATGTATTGATGCTATAGCAGAGTTTGATAAGTTTGCTAGTGCTAATAATGCATTACAACAAGGACATGAGCAGTTCCCACAAGGTAAGATGGGAAGACAAGACAGTGCATTTACATTAGATGATGTTAAAGTAGGTCTTGCTAGTCATTTCTATCAGTATATAAATACAGCATTTGAAAATTATAGAATAAAATACGATCATATATCTAAGATAAAGTTAGGTACTATTGGTCTCAAGATACAAAAGACAGAGCCTGGTGGTGGATACCATACATGGCACTATGAAAACTCTAGTTTTAGAGCAGCAAATCGTGAGTTAGCATGGATGGTATACTTAAATGATATGCCAGATGGTGAAGCAGAAACTGAATTTTTGTTTCAAAAACGTAGAATTAAACCAGAGGCAGGTACAATAGTTATTTGGCCTGCTGGTATGACACATGTACATCGTGGCAATACTGTTTTTACTAAAGATAAATACATATTGACAGGATGGTATCTTAAACTCCCTTAAAACAATGGCAGAATTTCGTGTAGTACTACAAATTAATGCTCTTTCACGCATTATTACTGTTGATGGAAAGCAACAGGTGATAAGTGAAGCATTTTGGAATGCAAATATCCAAAACCAATTATTTCCATTCTGGACATCAGATAATGATAGATTAATATATTTTAATTACTTTGATGATGGATCATATGGTTGCGAGAAGAAGAAGTTCACTTACAATCGTGTTAGTAACGAGAAGAAGTGGGTAACATATGATTGGAAAGAACCAACCAATGCACAAGCAAAAGAAATTGCTGACGGTGTAAGGGCAAAGTACTTTGAGTATCAAGATGTAGAACAGGAAGAGATACAAGATGAATTGTATCAACAGTATGGTAAGTGGAATAAAATATCATGGGATGGAATTAGAATGATTCGTAACTTCCTATTAGATGATTCTGATTGGACACAAAATAATGATAATGCTCTTGATGCTGCTACAAAAGCACAGTGGGTTACATATCGTTCTAAATTAAGAGCAATACCTCAAGATTATACTGGTCAAGAAGCAGATGTTGTTAAATTCCCATACAATCCAGTATATTATGCTAAGTGGAAAGAATTAGAAGTAACAGCACCATCTGAAGCTGATAATACTGTGATGGAAGTAAGAAAACCTAATGAAGCAAAGGATTACTTAGCAACAGATGATCAGTTTGGTGTATTCCCAGACAAATCATTGAATACATGGTCAAGAAGGATAACTACTGAGATTGCTAACAAGTATAGAATCAAGAATCCTGAAGATGTATTCAAACCTGCGGATGTTCAGTCACAGTATGAAACTGTGGAAGACGAGATCGCAGCAATACTAGCGTCAATCGAAGCAAATAACACATAAACTATGTTAGATAATATTATGCTCGTCACTCTCTTAAATGGTGACGAATTGATTTGTAATGTATCCAAGCACATCGAAGTTGTTGATGGACTTGAGCAAGAAGTATGTTATAAATTAGTATATCCATTTGTTGTTGATGAACACGATGGTAAGTTAACATTCACACCATGGAAGAAATGGTCTCGTGATACCGAATACTTAATATCATATGATATAATAGTAAACATGTGTGCTGTATGGCCTAACATGGAACGAGAGTTTACAACTGCATCTAATAACTATATGAAAGTTATAGATTCTATGGGTTATGTGAGTCAATCATGATTGATACATTTAATAACTTCTTTGATAAGAATAAATTATTACAATTAAATAGTGTATTTGATCAAGGTACATGGGAAGATGGTTCTATTAGTGGACCAAGTGATAAACAGATCAAACACAATCTACAACAGACAGATAAGACTGTTAGACAGATGGTGAATGTAGAAGTTCATCGTATGTTGAGAGAGTTTAGTGGGTTCTATTTAATATCTAAAGCATCAGAAGTTCTTATGCTTAAGTATAATGAGGGTATGCACTACAATGATCATGTTGATTTCATACACATGTATGGAATACGTACAGATTATACTTGTGTTATGAATCTAAATGATGATTTTGAAGGAGGTGAGCATTATACTAAAGATATGCATGGTAATAAGACTGTACATGAATTAAAACCAGGTGATTTATTCATGTATGATACCAATCAAATACATGGTGTTAATCCTATAACTAAAGGAGAACGTAGATGTATAACATTCTGGATGGAGAGTGCTATTCAAGATGCATCTATGAGAGAACCAATCGTCAGATTTAATAAATTATATCAAAGACTATATGATAAAAATCAATTAGATGATGAGGACATCCTCGAACTAGATTGGTTTCGTATGGCAATGATGAGAAACCACACACATTTTAGAGATTAATTATGACATTTCAACTTGAAGGATCTGCTAAATTAACTGACATATTATCTTTTGATACTATACTAGACAGAGATGAAATGTTAGAAGTGGATCGAATTGCTAGTCGTCCACGTTGGCAGTTTGGTGCAACAAGTGACCATAATTTTCCACATAAGAAGTTCTGGAAGATGGATGTCAAAGGCACTGCTATGTTTGATACATATATACCAGAGAAGATGGAGATCTTACTACCATTTAAGTTTGAGATCCTTGACTATTATATGAACGGACATACTCATGGATTAGATGGTTCTATACATAGAGATGCGAGTGACTATACATTTCTCCTCTATTGTAATCCACAATGGGATTTAATGTGGGGAGGCAAAACAATATTTGTACAAGATGATGGGAGGTTTGATGCAGTATTTCCTAAACCAGGATCTGCTATATGTTTTCCATCAGAAATACTACACTGGGCAGAGGATACAACTAGAGACTTTTACGGACTTAGAGTTAGTGCTGCTTATAAATTAAAGAAAACGGAGACCATAGATGGAAATAAAGAC